GAGTACCCTTCTTTACCATTTTACTTTATCAGACCAATAAGCTGCACTCATCTTACCTTTAGAAATATTACTAGCGTGTCTAGCTTTAAAAGATTTCTTTCTGGCTTTCTCTGAAGCAGTCTTAGGACTTTTGCCTGCGCCACTAACACCTTGTTGTCCAAAGCGTATAAGCTTTAAGGTATGTCCTTCTTGTGCTAAAACCATGTGTGACTTTGTTTTGTGCCCTGAAGTTCTTTTAGGTTTATTAACTCCTTTGAGGTTATGCTTTTTAATTAAAGCTGCCCTTCTATTTTCGTGTGCCATTACTCTTCTTCTCCTTCTTCATCATCTATATACTCGACTTCTTCAGCCTGTATTTCAATGGGTGCTTTCTCCGGCAGTATAAAGATACCACCACTTGTAGAGTGAGTTACATCCAACTTATCATTCTTAGTAACACCTACACGATCCAGTATTGTCTGGGCTGCAGTTAGCTTATTACTAACCTGTGGTATAGGATGATCACTGTTCATGATATCAACTAACTTAAAAGCTGCAGCAGGGGCAGAACGAGCGAGTACGTCCGAGGCTAATTCGATCACTTGTTGTCTTAATGATTTTATAACTTGATGATAATTGCCTGAGTATCCCGCAAGCTCGGCTGCTTTCTTTGGATCACCACCTGTTTCAATTAGATTATCTAAAAAAGACTGTTGTTTATCCGTAAGGGATTTAGCTTTACTGTTGGTTGTTTGTGGAAGGTAACTCATGTATCCTATTATAGGACTAGTATACGAACTTGTCAAGTTTTAAATAAACTAAAAAAGACTTGACAAAAGTAACAATCACCTGTACAATGATATAGTACCCTGCAAAGGGGTATATAGTATATAAGTTGTGAGGGCTTTATAAATCTTACCTAGTGTACCGCCGAGGTCCTGTCTAGTAAACATCCAATTCTTCTAAAAATGTATATGATTGCTATATATGGGGGTGGGGTACCCATGGGCATCCTGCCGCCCCTACTGTACGAAAATCATACAACTAAACAAATCTAAACAAAGCCCCACAAGACTAAGCAAGCTGTACGAAAATCATACAGCCCCTACTTAGTTCTAGCTGTATCCCTTTCTAGTTTTAAATACTAGGAAGATTACCCAAGGTTTAGCCGTGCCCTTGCTAGTAAACAGTGCAGCCCGTTTAGTAATGACTGCTTATCTATAAGATTAACTAAGCAGGACCTTAACAATCTCTAATCAAAACAACAGCATTGAGCGTTATTGACTAGCAAGGGTTCTGGTATCCTTTTACATATTCTTTTCGAGCCTCTACGAGCTTCTATTTAGTTCCTAGGGGCTTTCTTTTGGGTGGTGCTTTATCAGTAGGTGAGGACTGATTTAAATTATTTTCATTGTAGCTATTGTAATCCTCTGTAATGAGCGTATCATTCGGAGGTATGTATATAAGACACGTTTATAAAAAAATCAAAAGGGCGTTAGCTATGTGCATGTTTTTTAATCAATATAGGAAATAATATGAAATACGTTAAATCAAGAGACCTAGCCACACAGAGCGAGGGCAACTATCAAAGAGGACAGACAGCCAAAGACAAATTTAATAATTTGCATGTCTTCCAAGGGATCGGAAAAGATGGCAAGAATGTCTGGTTACTGGTTCGAGTTTATCAGCATGACTTAGGGGCTTATAGATTCCAGAATCTTAAGGCAGTAGTTAGAGAGCTCAGAGCAGCCAAGAGGCAACTAAGAAGGCTTGTTAAACTCGAGTCCAGTTTCGGAAGAGGCAAGTTTGGATTCCAGAAGGATGTCAGACAGCAGTACTACCTAGAAAATACTAAGGGGGTGTAAGGTGATAAATTACTGCGATGAAAAAGTTACAGCTAGGCAATACGCTAGATTGGCTTTAGAAGGTCAGATTAGAAACTGGCAAGAACAACAGTCAGGATGGCTAGAGACTGATGAGGACCTAATGGATGATGAGTCACTAGATCAAGCTTTCTGGCTTACTTGGGTGAATCTTCATGAGCTTAAAGGTATGACATTAAAAGAGCGTAAGGAAGTTGTACGCATTTATAATAATCAGATTGATAGGCTGTTAAAAATAGTTAGTTAAATAAATATCCTAAGCAAGATTTAAAACTGCTTCTGTATGTAGAATTAACTACACTGATGAGCGTCCTAACGGACATGCGAAACAGAAAAATATAGGAATATATAAAATGGATATCAATTTTAACGCGCTTTTAGCGATGGTAGGTACAGTAAGGAATAATTTTAATGATGACGAGATTAAAGCGTTAGTTACATTATTAGAAAATCAATTACCGATTAAATAAAATAAAAATCCTGAGCAAGATTTAAAACTGCTTGCTGTCTTCGGAATTAACCGGACTGAATGAGCGTCTTAACGGACATGCGAAACAGCAAATAATATAGGAATATATAAAATGAAAATATCAGATAAAGAACTAAATACAATTCAAGATTTAATTATCTTAATTAAAATAGAACCTAATCATGAATACATTTATGATTTAATAGAAATGTTAAATCTAGATGCTAGCGTTATAGATGGTAAAACCAGACGAACAGAATACGCGTTAACGCTAGAGTCTGATCTCCGAGGACCTAGAGCCGCTTTGAGCTTCATAAACGCCATAGACAAAATATAGGAAAAATAAAATGATTAAAATTATAGAAAAAGCAACTTTTAAGTTTGAGAAAGTTTTATTAGTAGATTTATTAGATGATTATAAATGCAATGATAAAACCGAATATGAGGAAATTTGGAGAGGAGGCTATGCAATATATACATATGATGAATACGGTGACTGGACTAAGCAGGAATATATAAAATATGATGGCTTAGTAGATGATCCTAAAGGATGGGGCAATGTTTACGATAGTGTCGCGTTGCCTAGATTCAAGGATTATTGTCTAGCTATGTTAAGCGAAATGGAGGAATAAAAATGAGAAACAAAAGAAAAAATACACATATTGAAAATGTTGTTTTGAGTGTATTGATGCCCTTATCAGCAATGACATTGGCAGCTTTAATGATACTTATCACAATGTTTTTTATAGGAGTGAGTTAAAATGATTAAATTAAGTAAAGCGAGCAAGATGCCCTGTAGATCATGGAGTCTTCAAGCTATAGATACTTGCCCTGCTTCGGTTGGTGATGATGGTGAGCTAGTCGATGCGTGCAAAGGATGCTATGCAACTACGGGAAACTACAACTTTCCTAATGTGAAAGCACCTAGAATACACAACAAGGAAGATTGGCAGCGTGAAGATTGGACGGCTGACATGATAGCAGAGCTAGACAATGATAGGTATTTTAGATGGTTTGATAGTGGTGACGTATACCATATTAAACTAGCTGAAAAGATTCTGGAAGTTTGTAAAGCTACACCGTGGACTAGGCACTGGTTGCCTACAAGGATGCATAAGTTTAAGAAGTTTAGAAAAGTTATTGATGAACTAAACAAGCTTGATAATGTTGTGGTGAGGCTGTCTAGTGACAGCGTAAACGGTGAAATAATAGAGGGCGTTAATACATCTACTATTATTCCTTATGATGATACACCTACAACTGCAGAGATTTGCAAAGCGTATTTAAACGAGGGCAAATGTGGAACGTGCCGTAAGTGTTGGACTAAAGACGTACCAGTTATTGCTTATGTGGCGCATGGTGTACGCATGAAAAAAGTACTGAGAGAAAATAATTTAATTAGTTCTTTACAAGTGGCTTAAAATAATATTAAATAGAAAAGTAAAATAATATAGGAGAAAATAAAATGAAAATAAATGTATACTATAAAAATGTGTATGGCACTGATGTATGTTATCCGGCTTGTGATGATGCAAAAATATTTGTACGCATCGCAGGATCAGAGCGCAAAACATTAAGCGCACATATGCTAGAGTTAATTAAAAACTTAGGATATAAAATAAATGTAGTGGCTTACAATCCTACTGCATAAAATTAAATAAAAAAAAGATTGACATTTAAAACTAGATGTGCTTTAATTAGCGTACCTAAAATAATATAGGAGAAAAATAATGGGTGAAAGAGATTTGTTTGAGGGCTTCGATAATATAATTTTCGAGGATGATGAGATAAATTGGAAGGAGTTGATAGAAGATATTGACAATGATATAAAACAAAATAAGGAGAAATAAATATGAGTAATAATATAGAAGATTTAATAAAAGATTTAATCAACGATGCAATTAATGAATTGATTGATGATCAAATTGAAGAGGTAAGCACCAGAGCTTATGATGATACAAATGAGGTAGACTACCGAGTTGATAATGCAGATGCAGAGATTGATGATTTAAAAAATCAGGTTAGCGATTTGAAAGATGCAGTTGAATTTTTAAATACTGAGACTTCGCGCTACGAAGATACAATTAATGATATAAAAGGTATGTTGCCTAACTTACTGGAGAATAAATAATGAGCTATGATCCAACAATAGAACCAACGGTACTAGATGAGATAAGATATATGATAGAAGATATTGTAAATAATATGGACGTCAAAGTATCGGGTAGGTTGGAATTAGAATTGTCTGAGTACATTGATATGGTTGTTACCAATGGTGATAGACCCAACAACGTACCAACAAGAGGGCAGGTTTTGTTTCTAATGGTAGAAAGACTATTACAAATAGGAGTTTTTACAACGGATACAGACCTGATAGAGATGAATAAATATTATAATAATAAAGGAGAAAAATAAAATGAATAATATTACAAGCTTAAATAATAAATTTACTGAGTTAAATTGTTTAGGTGACTATGGTGCGGCAGGATTTAATGTCTACACTAAGCCACTTAAATATGCCAGTGAGCCTGATGGAATCTTCATGACTGTACCAAATAAAAAGGTATTAGTTAGAGATGATAATCATGCATCAGTTGGTGTGGTAGGTAACAAGTATGAAGTAGCACAGCATCCCGATGCATTTAGAACTGTAGAAAGAATCATTGCTAACTCTGATCTTGATGTAACCGGAGTGACTAGAGATATACAAGTGAGTCATGATGGAGCAAGGGCATATGCAATCTATACTTTACCTGCTCATTCAACGGGTGAAGGTAAAGAAGAGACAGCATTACAAATCTCAACTAGGAATAGTTTTGATGGATCATGGTGCTTCCATGTAGAAGTAGGTGCAGTGAGAATGATATGCTTGAATGGTCAAGTGTTCCTTGATAGCTTTGCAATGTTTAAAGCAAGGCATACTGCAGGCTTGAACATGGATCATGCTGCTAGAAAATTATCTCAAGCTATTGATGTATATCAGAATGAATCTGAGAAGTGGAAAGTGTGGCAGAATACTTCTGTTACAGACAATGAGGCATTTAAAACCTTTGCTGATGTAGCAAGCTGTAAGTTTATAACTAAAGTTAAAGCCATGTCTAACACTGTAGATAGTTTACTGTTAGAGCCTGAAGTTTATAGGAATAAAACGCTTATGAATCTTTGGACACAGTACACAAGTGAAGAAAGAAAGTCACTAGGTAGTACTGCATGGGCTATGTATAACACCATGACACACTGGGCTACACATGCTGAAGCAACTAAGTCTACTGCACAGAAAAACATTGCAGCAATACAAGTTGCAAGGCAGGATAAGATTAGAGTAGCTGCTAAGAATAGTATACTATTAGCTGCGTAGTGAGGAAGGTTTGCTAGTTCCTTTTAAAAACTAGCACTTGACTTTTGAAAATAAATATGTTATAATGATTTTATATTATATAATATAAGATATAAATATATATATTTATTTATTAATATATTAGTATTATAAATATAACTTATAATACTATATAATATTATATAGTATATTAAATAAGGAGGGCTTATGAATAGACCTATCTTCGGGTATGATGATGAAGGAAGTAATGTTGTTTGGACTTGGAATGTTACACCGATTGAGAAGATGAGTTGGAAGACTTGGAAACCTAAATTAAATAATGTAAAGATTATAGGGTTGACAGATACAAAGGAATGTGCTAGACTTCAAAAAGAAATATACGAATCGGTTATGCTTTCTGAATATCCAAAGAAAGAAAAGCTAACAGGTATGTATAAGCAAAGAGGATATAAATGAAAACAAATACAGGACAAACACTACATGAGAGTGTTAAGAAAAAGACTTCGATTGGTAGAGGTAACGTAGGATTCTCGACCATGAATAAGAAAAAGAAAAACTCCTACAAAAAATATAGAGGGCAAGGAAAATGAATATAAAACATTTAAAAACAAAAGTAATAATAGAGTTATCACCAGAAGAATACACTATGTATATTAAACAAGTTAATAAACTTGATGGGATAGTATCAGGACTAACTGAGTTCCACGATTTATATGTAAGTGATTTAGGTAGGCTAGATACTCTTAGATGGAGACTAACAGATTTGTTAGGTCTTGAATGGAACAGTGACAAGCATAGATACATAAAGGAGGAGAAGTAATATGGTAAGTGCGAACAATTTAAAACAATACGCAAGACCTGATGTTAGTCAAATGACATTGGATATAATAGAAGCTATTAAAACTAATCAGACTGTGCAGTTTACATATGGTCACCACGATACTATCAGGGAGATACTACCTAAAGAATTCTTCGGAGACTTTGACGGCTTTCAAGGATGGACAGCACCTGAAGGAGATGGTGGAGAGTGGAGAAAGTTTAGGCTTGACAAGGTAGACGAGTGGCTAGGTATACCTATACAGTACAAGGTCTATGTAGAACTAGAGATGAGTGGTTACCCTACTGATGATGGTGTAGCAGAAAAACTACAAGAACTATTAGATAGTGACGAGTCTATTATGTATAGGCTTAAGCCACAAGCAGGAGAATAAGATGAGTAATGTAATAGATATGAAAAACTACAAAGACCCTAGGGATACAATATGTACGCACTTAGTAGCTGAGTATACAACAACTCTTGAGTGGGATTTGGAACACTTAGATATTTCTGTTGAAGATATAGCTGATTATCATATTAAATATGGTTGCCTATATATAACATTTAAAGACGGCACAACTGTTGAATGTGATAGGTCTGATTATGGTAATACAGATTACAAGTGGGCTGATAAAGAAACATTTTACAATGATCAATACGATAAGGTAAAGGTAAACATATGAGTACTAATGAACAGATAGAAAAATTAGAGTGGGCAGAAGGTACTGCTCGTGGAATAACTAAAGATGCTAAGTATCTTTGCTATCCTATATTAGATATAAAGGTAAAGCTTTCTAGTCTTGCAGAAGAGCATGGACTTGAAGATGAAATGGAAGTATACTTAGATGCAGTTAGTGATATTGCTAATGATTTAGAGAGTGCTTTCTATGCTTGTGAGGCTGTCTTTAAAGATAAACTTAGAGAGATAGAGTATGAAGGAGAATTGTGTGGTTGATTGTACTACAATAAATTGCAATACACATGCATCACTAACTAAAAGTAAACAACACTACTGCTCCGAATGTTACTGGATAAATTTTATGAGAGGCAAAACAAATGACACAATATGATATCTTTCCGGTGTATGAGAAAGCTATACAGAAAGAACAGATTAAGTATGTTCATATTAACAAGGGCATACGAGAAACGAAATGGGCTGATGGTACAGTAGAGTTGTACTCTTATGTTGATGATAAAATAATACAAAAAAGAAGTTGACACATAGCTTTATGTGTGCTACAGTAACAGAATAATAACAACGAGGAATAAATAATGTATGAAGACACAATAGACTTAAACGCAGAAGCGTATAAAAAACTTACAACAAATGATGAAGACCTTTACAAAGAAGCTTATGAATTAAAGCTACAGTTTCCTGAAGGTTATTTAGTTGAACGGAAAGCAGATCGAAGATCAGGTGAGTATAGATTAACATTCAAAACTAAAAAAGAGTTTGATGATTTCTATAGGTTGTTTCAAGAAACAAGCTTGAGTCTAGCTTAATGATCCCTGAACTATACGTCAGCCGATTTAGCCCTCACTATATCTCAAGGCTACGTATCCACCTACCTATATTGGTGGTTCAGTTATGGAGTTCTGAAGGTTCATTAAAAACTCCTTGACTTTTAATAACAGTTGTGGTATACTACCACCTAATCATATAAAGGAGAAAATAAAATATGAGTGATATAATAAAGGGTACGCATTTTATGCGTGGAGAAGGCAAGTGGCTTAGTATATTAACCCCTAATAATACTTTTGAACCTACCTTCCAAGCGTCTATCTATAATCCAACTAAGGTTAATACCTTTGGTGAAGTAGTAGACTCTGATTCAGAAAGTATTCTTGCAGGGTTTGAGAACAGGGGCTTTAAACATTCAGTTAAAACTGATAAAGAAACTAACGAAAAGTTTTTATTCTTTAAAAGAAAAGCAATGATCAAAAGACCTGTGCCTATACTAGATAGTAACGGCAAGCCTGTTTTTGAAAATGGTAAACAACAATTTGAAACAGACGAGGATGGTAAGTGGCTCATGGCAGAAATGGCTAACGATATACCACAACTAAAAGATAAAGACAACAATGATATTGATGTTGCTATTGGTAATGGTTCTGATGTTATTGTTATGTATAAGGAGTGGGGAGCTAGTAATCAATATGGAGATTTTAAAGGACTAGACTTAGCAGGACTTCAAGTAGTTATGCTACAAGAATATAATCCTGATGTAGGTTTTTCCGCAGTAAGTATGGCTGAAGTAGAGGAGTTTTAATTATGACTAATGAAACAAACAACGAAGAGACAAAACCTTTTATAACTATTGATGATGTGCAGATAAACGTAGAGGACTTGCCCGAAGAAGGACAAGGAGTATTCGTTAGACTGCAACGATTGAATCAAAAGAAAGCTAATCTAACCTTGGACTTGGAAGAGTTACAAGCAGGGATAAATTTCTTTTCTGATCGCATCGTTTCTATTGTAAACGGGGCAGAGCCACAAGCATCCGAAGATGATGTTGAAGTTGTGGACGAAGAACTATCAGAGTCTAACGACTCAGACTAGTGTGCCTAACAAGTTGCTAGACCTTGTAAAAAACTAGCATTGTGTAGTTAGGAAAGGAGCGCGTCTTTGTAAAATCCTATACGTGTGAGTGTTTGTTTAACTACAAACAAGAGGACACAAGAAAGGTTAAGGCTGAAAGTAAATAAGAACTGAACCGCCATGCACTTGCTAACTACACACTTTTTAACAACAACATGAGGGAAAATAATATGGCTTTTATAAAACACAACGCTACCTGTCCTACCTGTAATAAGAATCATTTGTCTGTGAACCCTGATGGTTCAAGTAAATGTTTCTATGCAGCGTGTGGTACTTTCCATGCCGCACAAGGAGAAAGTAATAACGTATCTAATATTAAACAACAACCTATTGAGAGAGCTGTTAAGCCTATGCAACAGGTAGACACAACAGGAACATACAGTGCGTTAATGGACAGACGTATATCTGAAGAGACAGCTAAGAAGTATGGTGTTAAGGTGGTGCATGGTGCAGATGGTAAACCTGTGGAGCATCACTACCCATATTTTAATGGGCATGAATTAGGCGCAACTAAAATTAGAAAGATACCTAAAGACTTTTTCTTACGTGGTTCTTTTGAAGAGACAGGACTGTTTGGAGAGCAGCTATTTAATAAAGGTGGTAAGTACGTAACCATAACCGAAGGTGAGTGCGATGCTATGGCAGCCTACGAACTTATGGGCAGCAAGTGGGCAGCCGTATCCATTAAGAGAGGAGCTGATGGTGCAGAAAGAGATGTTAAGGATAGCCTTGAATTTTTAGAAAGTTTTGATAACGTCATCATATGTTTTGATAAAGATAAGAGTGGTATCAAAGCAGCTAAGAAGATAGCTAGATTGTTTCAGCCCAGTAAGGCTAAGATAATGACACTACCTAATGGTTTTAAAGATGCTAATGACATGCTTATTGCTAACAAGCACAAGGATTTTATGGAGTCTTGGTGGAGTGCTAAGACCTACACTCCTAGTGGAGTTATCAACGTATCTGAAGAGAAGAAGAAGTTCTTTAATAGACCTAAGATGGCAAGCATCCCTTACCCTTGGGAGGGGCTTAATAAAAAGCTGTATGGTATGAGACAGGGAGAGCTTATAACTTTAACCGGAGGCACAGGGCTTGGTAAGTCTTCTGTTACAAGAGAGATTGAACACTATCTTATAAAGAATACCACAGATAATGTGGGTGTGATTGCTTTAGAAGAAGATTGGAGAAGAACCATAGATGGTATTCTTTCAATAGAAGCTAACGCAAGATTATACATAGATCAAGAAAGAGAAAAGTTTTCTGACGAGGAGCTTGATAAATTCTTTGATGTCCTGTATGATGGGGAGAATAAAAATAGAGTATGGGTTCATGCTCATTTTGGTACTAATAATATTGATGAAATATTTACTAAGCTAAGATTTATGATCATAGCGTGTGAGTGTAAGTGGGTCGTTGTTGACCATTTACACATGCTAGTAGCTGCAGTATCAGAAGGAGATGAACGAAGGGCTATTGATAATATAATGACGAGGCTTAGAAGTATCGTAGAAGAGACAGGCGTAGGACTAATACTCGTATCTCATCTACGTAGGGTTAGTGGTGACAAAGGACATGAGAATGGAATTGAAGTCAGCCTTAGCCATCTTCGTGGCAGTCAAGCAATAGCCCAACTGAGTGATTGTGTGATTGCTTTAGAAAGGAATCAACAAGCAGACGATGCGGACGAAGCCAATACCACTAGGGTCAGGGTACTTAAATCTAGGTACACAGGAGATGTTGGTATGGCAACGCACTTGTTGTACAATAGAGAAACAGGTAGACTGAGTGAGTTTGAAAAAGAATCTTATGAAGATGATGACGCAGACTTCTCAGCATTGGAGTTATAATATGGATTTAGTATTTGATATAGAAACAAACAGAGTAGGTGAGGATGATATTGGTTTAGATAGTGTCACCACCATACACTGTATTGTAGCACAAGACATAGCAACCGAGGAGGTCTTCAGCTTTCCTCCTTGGGAACTAGACAAGGGTGTTGCATTACTACAGAAGGCTAAGACTTTAATCGGTCATAACATTATAGGATTTGATATACCCGTATTAGAAAACCTAACTAGTTTTAAACAAGGAGCAATTAAAGTTGTAGATACTTTAGTTACCTCTCGTTTATTTTATCCTATAAGAGAAGGAGGACATAGCTTAGGAAGATGGGGATTCCATTTAGGTTACTCCAAGATAGAGTTTGAAGATTACGATTCATATTCAGAAGAGATGTTAACCTATTGTATCAGGGATGTAGAGTTGAACACTAAAGTATTCAGAGCCTTACAAGAAGAGGGTAAAGGTTTCTCTAAGGAAAGCGTAGACCTTGAGCACTCTGTAGCTTTACCCTTAAGGCAGCAAGAGTGGACAGGGTTTAAGTTTAACCTTAAAAAAGGTGAGTTATTATTAGCTGATCTTAGAGAGAAGAAGCAAGCATCTGAAGACGAAGTACATAAAGTATTTAAACCTAAGATGGTAGATGATAGGTTAGTTACACCATACATAAAGAAAGACGGAACTTTATCTAAGAGAGGGTTGACAGAAGAAGAGTATGAGTCTATAATGAAGACAGACTGTACGCAATCTTTTACTAGGAAGAAGTTAAGAGAGTTTAATCTTGGCTCACGAAAACAAATTGGAGAATACTTACAAGACTTTGGGTGGAAACCTAAAAGGTTTACTCCTACAGGAAGACCTATCGTAGATGAACGTATATTAATTAATATAAAGAATATACCTGAAGCCAAACTTATAGGTGAGTACTTAACTTTACAAAAACGTATAGCACAAATTGATTCTTGGATCAAAGCATTACGTTCTGATGATCGAGTGCATGGCTTTGTAATACCTAATGGTACTATAACAGGACGTATGGCACACAACAAGCCTAACTTAGCACAAGTACCTAGTGTTAAGAGCTTGTATGGTAAAGAGTGTAGAGAGTGTTGGACTGTTGAAGATGGTTACAACTTAGTAGGAATAGATGCAAGCGGTTTAGAACTTAGATTACTTGCACATTATATGGATGACAAGGAGTACATAAATGAAATTATCAACGGAGATATACACACCGCTAATCAAAAAGCTGCAGGACTTGAATCAAGAGATCAGGCAAAGACATTTATCTATGCACTTATCTACGGAGCAGGAGATGCAAAACTTGGGAGTGTGGTTAAAGGAAGTAGACAAGATGGCAAAAGACTTAGACAACATTTCTTTGATAATAACCCATCATTTAAAACTTTGCGAGACAAAGTATCAAGAGCAGCAAAGAAAGGATACTTAAAAGGATTAGATGGTAGGAAGATATTTATACGTAGCGAACATGCTGCGTTGAATAGTTTACTCCAAGGCGGAGGTGCTGTTATTATGAAGAGAGGACTAGCACTATTTGATTCTCTTATAAAATTAAATGCCTATGACGCTAAGTTTGTTGCTAACATCCATGATGAATGGCAGATGGAAGTTCATGAAACAATAGCTACTAACGTAGGTCAGTTGGCTGTTGATTGTATCAAGACCGCAGGTAACTATTATAATCTTCGCTGTCCTATGGATGGTGAATACAAAGTAGGGAGAGACTGGAGTGAAACACATTAATAAAAATTGTAACACGTGTGGTGTAGAATTAACAGATAATAATTGGTCTTCATCGTGGAGAAGTTTGAATAGAACACAATGTATTAAGTGTAGTAAAAACAATAATACAAAAAGTAACCCAAACAATAATCCAGACAGGATGTATGTTAATGGTAAGTACGTACCAAAAAAACATCCTTTATATAAAGCAGGCAACTTTAAAACTTTTGAAGGTGCAGCCTTCTCTGCCTTACAAGGATATGAAAAAACTAATGAGGGCTATGTATACATTATAACTAATCCTTGTTGGAGTAATTGGGTAAAGGTAGGAATGGCTATAGATGCTAAAGATAGATGTAATCAATATCAAACATCAAGCCCACACAGAGATTACAAATTATGTTACAGTAAATTCTTTGATGATAGAAGTAGTGCAGAAAAAAAAGCACACACCTTATTAAAGAAAGAAGCTGAAGATAATAAAGGTGAGTGGTTTAAAATTAAACAGGACATAGCACAAGAAATACTAGAGACACTATGAAAAAATTAGATACATTAGTAGAAGATATATATGATAAGTTATCTGTACTAGACAAAGGAGAAGCGTTAGACTTAAGCGAAGAAGTATTAGAAGACTTCGGTAACTCTATGAAAGAAGCGTTACGTCATTGGGCTACGCCTAGACCTAGAGATACAGAGACACTACGCATGTCAAACATAGGCAAGCCTACTCGTCAGCTTTGGTACGATATGAAAGCAGACAACACAGACAAGCAACCAATGGAACCACATTTGTTTATACGTTTTCTGTATGGTCATCTGTTAGAAGAAGTTGTTCTTCTTTTAGTTAAGCTTGCAGGTCATAAAGTTTCTGATGAACAGAAGGAAGTTAAAGTAAGTAATGTTATGGGGCACATGGACTGTAAGATTGATGGTGAAGTCGTGGATATTAAGACTGCTTCAAGCTTTGCCTTTCGTAAGTTTACAAATGATACGCTAAAAGACGATGATCCTTTCGGCTACTTGGCTCAATTATCAGGTTACGAAGAAGCAGAGAAGACAAAGGCAGGAGGCTTTCTTGTTTTAAACAAAGAGAGTGGTGAGCTTACTATGCATAGACCAAGCTTCTTTGATAAGCCGAATGCAAAGAACAGAATAAGAGAGGTTAAGAAAGCACTTAAGCTTGACACGCCACCTGCTTTGTGCTATACTCCCATACCCGAAGGCAAGGCAGGGAACATGAAGCTTCCTAGAGGATGTACGTATTGTAGACACAAGAACGAATGTCATAAAGATGCTAACGATGGTAAAGGATTAAGAGTGTTTAAATATTCTAGAGGTTTAACTTACCTAACAAAGGTAGAAAAAGAACCTAATGTATTGGAGATTACTAGACAATGAATGGTAAGAAAGCAAAAGAAATAAGAAGACATGCTAAGATTATGTTGCTTGATTGGTTAAAAAGTGTGGTAACTGATGAAGAAGCAGAACGTATTACAGAAAAAAACTTTAAAGATTACTTGCCTAAAGAAGGACATGTTTACGCTAATAGAAAGTTTTTATTATCAGCGTATAGTTTTAAATGGTTTGTAAAGAAAATTAAAAATATAAAAAATAAGGAGAACAGGGATGTCAAGTCAATTAAATTTGAACAATTACTTAGAGATGGACGAAAATAATTTAATGCATGAAGACTTATCTACTATGTTAATAGTAATAGGTAGTTATTTATATGGTGGTGGTGATATACAAGAGATAGATCATATTATTTTAGATAGAGTTTCAGAGTTAATAGATAAGCACCTTGATGGTGTTACAGAAAATATGAGTGTGCATTAATGAAGAAAGGATTTCGCAAGCCTCGTAAGGTTAGACCTATTGAAAAAGATTTACCTAAAGGTTATGATTCTAATTGGGAATATAAATTACACACGAATCAATTAAAAGAATGGTCACATCATGGTGACACAATAGCTTATATAGTTGAACACACTTATGAACCTGACTTTAGAAAAACTTTTAACAAGATTGAATATTTAATTGAAGCAAAGGGTAGGTTTTGGGATTATGCAGAGTACAGTAAATATATATGGGTACGTAAAAGTTTAAAAGAACATCAAGAACTTGTGTTCATCTTTGCAAAACCTTTAGCACCTATGCCTGCTGCTAAGAAAAGAAAAGATGGTAGTAAAAGAACTCATGCAGAATGGGCAGAGAAAAATAATTTTAAATGGTACAGTGAATTTGACTTACCTAAACAATGGATAGAATAGATATGGATTACAAATTTGATGAAGGTATAAACTTACGTGGTGTTCAACAATACATTGATGATACCTACACACAACACTACGCTCACTCTAAGTATCAAGCAACGGATATGATTATAGATGCAGGACATGGTGAAGGGTTTTGTGTTGGTAACATAATGAAGTATGCTATGAGGTACGGTAAGAAAGATGGTAAGTCAGATGCAGACCTACTAAAAATTATACACTACGCATTGATTGCGTTACATTTAAATGACAAGGAGAACAAGTAATGGTTGAGGATAAAGTAGGAAAGAAACCATACTTAGGAATTGTTATAGACTATGACAAGGAAAAGAAACTAGACAAGTTTAGTTTAGATACATTAA